GAACCCTCCAACTCGCTGGCCTCGGTAGCGCCAAAAGCCAGATCAAAAGCCGCGCGGTCTGCGTACATCGTCTGCGCTTAGTTGCTGGTGGTCAGCTTTACCAACACGCCAGGGCGCATGCACATGGGCAGGACGTTTGCCTGGGTGTGGATGTCGTAGCCACGGCCAAAGCGGGCCTCCTGCACCTTGGCGTAGTACACCTGGCCCAGTGTGCCAACTGCTTCATTGAAGTCAGCAGGGGCGGCCAGTGTGGCGAATGTTTGGGATGTACCCAACGGGAATGCGTGGCCTTCACCGGATGCAATGAAGCGTACTGCGCCATCGGTTCCGGTTGCAACGCCGCGATATTCCTCAAACGTGATGCCACCAAAGGTGAATCCCTTGCGCATATCGCCACCCAGTCGCTGAGAGGCTTCCTGATAATTTGCGTATGCTTCCTTAACCGTGGCGTGCTTTACCAGCTTGTCAAAAAATTCAGCACTCACAAGGGCATGCACACCGCTGGAGGATTCACCCAGAAGGTTGTCTTCGACGTGGCGGGCCAGCTCCATGCACTTGCCGCGAACGTCTGTGCCTGCCGTACCCAGCACGAAGTCAATCGACTTTTGCGTGATGCCGAACTCGGTGTACAGGTTGTACAGCACGGACGAACCGTCAGCATCCAAGATGATGCCTTTGAGTGCGCCCATGCGCAGGTGCTCCAGCGTCAGGTCGTGTTTGGCGCGGGCGGTGACCATCTTGTTGCTCAGAAGGCCAGCCAGTGAGGCGCGGGCATCGCCACCGAAGGCGCGGATGCCGTCAACATCGGCAGGGCTTGCATGGTCATCGTGGGTCAGCTTGGGCACGCGGAAAGTGCGAACTTTGCGCTTGCCTTGTTTGCCAACTGTGCCCAGGCCTGCCAGGTTTTCAGTTGGGATCATGGCCAAGGAACCATTTTGTTCCTCGATGGCGATGTCTCGGGTGGTGACACCGCGAACGGGCATCAGGCCCAAAGCCTGCAAGCGACCATAGGTGTTTGGGACAATGTTGATAGCTTGAGAAAGCTCGGTCTGTGTAAATGCGTTTGCAAGGGTCAGCATGTTATGCGCTCCTTAAATTGCGGTGCGGGCAACGATGCCCAGGGCGGCCAATTGGGCGGTGGCCGCTGCTTTTTGGTTGGTGGTTGCGCCATCGGGCCACACCAGATAGCTGGATGACACAACAGCAGGTCCACGGGCCAGGATGACGGCTTTTTTATCCGCGCTGGTGGCATCCACGTCGGCCAGCAGCACGGCGGCTGCGGTCTGGCTGCCATCGGAGGCAGAAGGTGCGACGGCGGTATATTTGCCGCTGGCTGTGATCTTGCCCAGCACTGCACCCAGCGTCAGGTTTTGGCCGGTGATCAGCGTCACAGACTCACGGTTGTAAATGGGTTCAAACTCGCGTTTCAGCAGGTCGCCCAGGTTTGTTGCTTCGGTGTAGGTTGCCATGATGTGGTCTCCGGGTTACTTGACTACGCCCATGTTGCGCATTGCGGCAACCAAGGGGTTTTCTGCGGGTTGAGGTGCGACACCAGCAGCAAATGCCGATGCGCTGAAATGTGCGGGCAGGGTTGCCGGTTGTGCTGGCTTGCTGTTTGCCTTCAGGTCAGCAGCGATGGCAGCAAAGCTATCCGCGCTCATGGCAATGTAAGGCGCGGCCTTGGCTGGATCGAACTCGCGCCCAATGGCTGAGAACAACTCTTTGACCTCGACTGTGCGCTGTGCCGTTGTGGCCGCCAGCAGCGCGGCATCTTTTTCAGCCAGCTGCACCTTGAGTGCGGCCAGCCCCGTCTTGAGTTCATCGAACTCTTCTTTCGTGGGCATGGTTGCGCCCTCCTTTGGTGAAATGGGCGCACTACTGGCCCGTTGGTGAAAAAATGTGGCGCTCGTGGCCTTATCGGCCCCAATGGCGACAATCGACCCCTCGCGCAAGTATCCATTGCGCAAAACCGTTGCAGGGCCTTGCGCTGTTTGTCCGTTGATTTGAAACGTCTGGCCCGATGGCACTTCTTCAAAATCGTAATCAAACACGCCCATAGAAGTCTGCCACTTCATACCGCGTTTTGATTTCTTGTAAATAGACTGAGCCTGTCCGTCCTCGTCCAAAAAAAGAACACCGTTAGCAGTCAGGTTTTGTCCGCTGTTGACGATGGCAGAAAACACGCCGATGACTTTTGCAGGATCGTGGTCGGCCAGGACTGGCACGGATGGCTCAATTGTGAGTGTTGCCAAATCGACATACACGGCCCCTCCAAACACGGCCCCACCGCTGTATAGCGTGGCGGTGAACTTCCCCTGCCCGGATTCTGCTGGGTCTTGCCCGTCAAACAGCGTAGCTGCCGATAGATAGACCGGCGTGGCGTGGATTGGGTGATTTTGTTGCTTCATACCGTGAGGCTACCACAAAGCCTAACGCTGTGCAAGTGTCGATAGAAAAAATTTATTTTGACAGGTTGATCATGATTTCAAGCAGGACAGGCTGGATGTTGGGAGAGTTCCAAAACGGCCCCACCTTCTTACTGCGCTCCTCCACCGCCAGTTTGATGCCGGTCTTGCCATCGTCTGCCAGTGGGTGGATGGCAAAGCCTGGGTCAGGCTCTGCTGGGACGGGCTTTGCCTGCCCAGTCCAGCCACGAGCTATGGCTTCGGCTTCCGAAACTGCCGTTCTTATGCACCTACAACGATAGCCGCATATCGGTGTCCACCTTTGCCACACCGGGTCATCGTGGCGGGCGATGAAGTTATCCATTGCTGCATGTGCCGGACGTGTGCGGCTGTCGTTGATCGCGTCGTACTGAAAGAATGGGCGGCGCTTCAGTGCGCGGGGGCTTTCCTGTTGCCGTGCAATCCCCATGCTGTATGCCTGCTGTACATTGGTGCGAAACACGTTATCAAGTCGCGCATTGGACAATTTGAGCGTCTCGATCATTTCAGGATTGGACAATAACTGTCGCTTCCATTCGGCCTGCGTCATGCCTCTGTCTATCGCATCCATGAGGCTGCTATGCACGCTGGCCAGTTCATCCAACACCGTCACCTGTGCCACCGAGAAAGCCCGGAGCCGCTCTAGGTCGGTCAGTTGGTTGTAGTACACATCGGGCAGGACAATCTGGCGTTGCTCCATCCATGCCAGTGCGTCCCCGTAAAGGCGGCTTCCCTCGGTCGGTAGATCGGCCATCAGAAGCGCCTTGTCTCTGCGTTGGCATACCCGGCAACGTCAGCGGCGAACAGGGCACGCTCGACAACTGCGCTGAATTCTGCCGTGCTGGCCTTGGGGATTAGCTTTGCCAACTCGTCGGCAAGTTCTGCCGGGGTTTCTGCCTTGGCAATGGCCTTGCGGATTTGCTCGGTTGTCAGCAGTGCGGGTGCCTGGCTGATAGCGTGATCTGCCAATTCCTCTATCAGCTGTTGGCCTGGGGTGAACTTTTGAGGGTTGGCCCGCCCTGCCGACATACGCACCGAAAAACCAGTTTGCGGTGGGGTAGGTGCAGCATCAACCGGGGCAAGGTCGCCTGGCTCGAAGTCGTAGTGGGTCATCAGGTATTTGTCAGTCAGCTTGAGTACACCGGCCTTGACCAGTTCGGCATCGCGGGTTGCCCGGTCTGCCTCCAGCCCCTTGCCGTCCTCCAAGAACACGGCGGGCGGGTTGCCTGGGTAGCGGTTCAGCACCCAGAAGGCGTTGACGATCTTTTGCAGTGTTTGCCCGACAAGTTTTTGATCTGCGCTGCGTCTGTCCATCCGCACTAGGTCGTGTGTTTTGCTGGCAGCGTATGACCCGGAGCCGCTCACGTCTGTGGTGAGGGTCTGGCCAAGAATCATCTTCTGGATGCGCTTGTTGAGCGCCAAATCCAGCCGTTCAAACTCACCGGCCAGCCCCTGCGTGACAACCGATACATCATCGGTCGGCCCCACTGCGATTGCGGTATCAATGCCTAGCCCAGCCATCGCATCCACAAACGCCGAAGGGTTGATCACTTTGCCCGTGATGATGGGGGAGCCGAACCGCTCGACGAACCGCATCCAATACTGCCACCCGTGCTGCCTAAAATGCCACGGCCAATATAGCGCGGCGAGTACAGCGCGGCCATGTGGGGAGTCGAATGATTGTTCCCGCACCGTCAGAAAAAACTTATAAGTGCTGTCAACCTCTTGCTCATACCCAACACCGGGAAGTGTGCCCAGCAACACACCGTCTGTGCGCGGGTTGAAATACTGCATAGGCACCAGTGTGATGCGGTCTAGATCGATTGATACGCCCTGCTGTGACCATATCGCCTCGGCCACGCTGTACCCCATAGGCACTGCATCCCATGCGGCATGCACAATGCTTGTCCAATGGAGCTTGATGGTGTCGCTGAGGTGCGTCATGGCGGGGGTGTCGCTGTACCCTTCAATGTGCCACGGGATCGCCTCAACGGCTGCGCGGCGGGTCTCAAGTGCCGCGCTTACCTCATCATCCCCCATCAGCCGGCGTAGCTGGTGACGCTGAATGCCTGCCAGCCGCAGCGTTTCGTCAACTTCAGACACCTGGGTTAGGTATGTCATCCATGTGTCAGA